TGTGCAATCAGTCGATCGCGTGACTTTAGCAATGGGAAAAACACCTTGTATTCATCCAGCTCCAACAGCTCAAAGAACTTGTAGAGAATGTAGGAATAGCTCAAGAAGTTCGTGCGGTCGTTCGGGCAATACAGCAGAAAAGGCGCTTGAATATCCTGAAACATTGCTCGAATCTTCTCTTCGATTTCAGGTGTGATTGTAGGCGGTGGATTGCCGTTGAGTCGGGATAGGATGTGTGCACGGTGTTCATAATATTTAGAACGGTTGAGCTTTTTCAAGATCTGGCGTATGTCCTCCTCGGATAGATCTGCGATGTTTGCAATACGTCTCTTCCGGATTTCCAAGATAACCTCGTTCATCACATCGTCAGGTATGATGGTGCTTTCTTTTGCCTGGAACTGATTCAAGATTTCATTGAGATGGTTAATCTTCTTGTATGCATAGTTGTTCCGTTCCTTGGGAGGATCGCGGAAACTCGGGAAATCGCTAACAACCATGGAGTATTCCTCGGAACCACATTTCGGACACACCAATATGCCTTCGGAGGAAATCTCATCACGCGCGACGTTGCAGTTTATACAGTGCTCTGTCATACGTTGAATCATCTCGGGTCCATTGGATAGCTTCATTCGCTGCACGTATTCATCAAACATTTGCTTCTTGGAAAGGCCAGATTGGCTTGTCGATGTAATGGTCTGAAAGTATTTCATAAATGTATTTGTATCGTTGAGTGCATTTGGAATGTTTGTCACTGTATTGTCGAGCTTCTTGTAATATTCATCCAGGATGTCCATATTTTTGAGATAGTATTCCTCGACCGGGTGGACGTGTTCAAGTTCTTGTTCAATCTCGCGAATACGGTTCTGTGCCTGGTTTGCTTTGATAATATCCTCAATCTCGTTCTTCGAATATAGGTGTGATATTTCCGAACGCAAGCGGTCGAGCTCCTCTCGTAATGTCTCCTGCATTGTCTTCGTGTCCTTTAGAGTCTGCACGATCCCCTGGTGCAAAGAATCGAGCGTACCGGTCGTGATATTCAGATTTGTTGATTCTCTCGGTTTCCGAACTTTGAACACGTCCATTTATCAAGTCTTTCACCTGGTTCATGAAGACGGTATTCTGAAGAATGCAAGGTCGTTGCCTGCGAACGGAGGACACAAGAGTGTCAAACCCCATGCCTAGGTTCTTTGTAGCATATGCCAATGCCAATGACCCCGAACGGTTTATGCCCGCTTGACAATGAACATAAACAACCCCGGATCCTTGACGCAAATACTCCTGCATTGTTCTTTCAAAGTCTGGATACCATCGTAAAATATTCACCGTCGTAGAGTCGATTGCATTGATACATTTGTATTTGCTTGGATTCTCATCTCTCCACCACGGAGGCGAATCCGCGCTAAACGCACAGTTAATCACATGAGTAATGCCGTATTTTTGAACAAAAGAAGGGGTTAAGAAACATCCAGGACCTACTAGAATCCGGGGATGGAAAAATGCAGGAGGATCCTGCACATATTGAGGCGTGAATATGGTTTGAAGGATAGACATTGTCTTATTCTGTTCACTTATTTGTAAGCATGTGTTACAGCGCAGAAGTTTCCTTTGGAACATGGGCCTTTGGTATGATATGTTCATTCATACTGTCTCAACAAGGGAAACCGTATTTGTTTCCATTTGTGGTTTCGCAAATGCAGTTGGTTGAAGGACTGCGGTGGATACATGCTATCGATGAACGCATACTTGCTGTATTGGGTAAACTTGTCTTGTTTGCTCAGCCAGTGACTGCCTTCTATGAAGCCAAAAAGTATTCATTTATTCTTCCATATATTGTGATTCAGTCCATAACAGAACTTTTATACGGGTCGCGTGATCTTCGATTTGTAGTTGCAAAAGACTGTCATTTCCAGTGGAAGTGGAACTTTGACCCTGCATCGTTGGAAGCACTTCCGTATTGGATTGGACTAGTCATGGGAACGTATTTCTTATTGCCCCGTGAAGTGGGTGCCGTAATGTTGGGTCTTCTTGCGTATTTCTACATGTATCATAGTCAGTATGGAACCTATGCGTCACTATGGTGTGTTTGGGTCAACCTCTTATGGGTCTATTACATGCTACGTTAATGATCGCAGGCTGGAACGCCTCCGCCTGCATTTCCACACCAACCTACAATCTTTCCGCGGGCACGTCGACACGAACATGCAGCCCCACGTGTTTGGATCATATTGCGACAGTGGTGATCCCACCCATTCTTGGCAATGTCGTGAACAACTCGCATCGTCCATCCAAAGGATGCCCCGCTGTGTCCCTGATACTTCAAGGCACCGCTGATCGTAGCGAGTTCCAAGTCTGGAGAGAACATGAAACCCTCGTTCGCATGAGGTTCAAACTCTCGAAACCAATCCCAAAGGCCCATAAGTTTAATCGTCTCGTATACATCGCCTAGCATCTCGGCATCATGTGTTTCGTAGATCTGTGAGAATACAGGCTCCATAGAACTCTATGTAGATTTCAATAAAAAATACGTTTTGCAGTTACAAAAACGGATTTTCCAGCTATATTCGATCGGGACTTCCTCCCATTCGAAATGTTGTCCATTGATCGTCGCATTCAAAACTGCGAGCGATTGCTGATTGTTGCTCACAAATACCCTCATCCCGACAAGGATGAACAGGGGCGCCAGGTTAAGCAGTTAACTCGAATGTTCAAGAATGTGTTAGCCCAAAAAGCCCGCGAGAAAGCCATGAATGACGTTCGTAATGATAACGGCCGCAACACCGAGCACGCCAGCACCAGTCAAGCTCACGACCCCAGACCCGGTATATGCATTCGGGACATACTGCAGAAGAAGGTTGCGGGGTGTGGATAACGAAATGATCACCGCGGCCAAGAAGAACGAGATATACAAGCTTGCAGACGATGCCATCCAACGCATCGCAGGCAGGCTTGGCTTAAACGTCGGCGCCATGACGGAGTGTCCGGGGTTGGGCATGCTCGGCATAGGAATCATCGGGGGTTGGGACTGCGGTCCTTGAGGATTTCCACCTAACAGCGCATCGAGCGATGTTGCATCGTCCATTGTTTATTCATAAGACGTGTTTTCACAATTGGCGTCCTCCACGCGATAGCGATAACACTTGCCATCTACCTTGACAACTTTTTCAGTTGTTTCCTTCAGAGGGAGTCCCAGAGTTCGTATTGTGGTAAACTTGCGATGAAAGAGGATCGCAGCGATACCCATGCCGATGATGAAGGAGAAAAACGGAGAGGCCTTGCGAAGAGTCTCTACAAGTTGAATCATTACTTCTTACCGAGACTTGCTGCGAGTAGATTCAATGAATCCGGTTCGTGTGTGCAAGGAACTTCTGTGGCTTCAAACCGCACACATCCGGTATCTGTGTGATAAATACTCGAGTCGTTTGGTTGTGGAATGGTTATCTTTTTCCTCGTTGGAGGGCTAGTAACAGTCGAAATCAATAATCCTGTGATCAATCCCGCGACGACCCAACGAACTTCAAGCATTCGCCTTATTTGTGAAAACAGCAACAAAAGCATTAAATGCAAAATACAGGAAGACTGTCAGATACCCAACGATCCATCCATATTGCGGATCGCCAACAATGGCGACAACCAGGGTGAATAGAAACGTGCCATACGCCACGGACTGAAATAGGTATCCCTTTGCCGTATTCCCTATTTTAAAGTAGGCCTCGCTCTCTCGCATAAAAACAGTATAGGACATGACCACTCCAAATACATAGACGAAAGCATACCCCATCATTGCAAAGACTTCTCCCACTCTCCGCTCAATCTCCGAACGAGCTGGCATTGCAGACCCCTTTTCTCCGGGGTTTACGCTAGAAACCCCCGAAAGAGTGAACTTTTGGCCATCAGGCACGATAATCTGACGACGTTTCGAGTTGTCGTCAATGATATTCACCGTCAAACGTCTTCCCTTTACAATGTTCTTCCGGTCTACCTCTTGCTCCTTTTCTTTGAGTTTTTCCTGACTTAACTTGAGTTGCGTCCGCTCCAGACACTCCTGGTCGGCCTCACCTCCACATGCCGCAACGGCATCCTGACGAATCGATCGCTGGTCGCGGTTGTCGAGTTCTGTTTTTGCGGATACCTCGAATGGAGGTATCAGTTTTTCATCCGCGGTTACATCTAGAGTTCCTCCCGATATCTTTCCCAAAAAACTCTGGGTAATGTTTCGGAAAGACTTTTCGTCTCCGAAGTATGCAGAGTCTATATAGACCATTGTTATGATGCGAAGACTAGATTGCCCAGACCCGATACGATTCGTAAAAAGTTAATAGACTCTACGTATGCGCCTACAACATAGGTGAAGGTAAATATGATATTGTCATTGGATTGAATGACGGTTGTAATGGTTCCTGACTTGGGTTGTCGTTGAGGTCACGCCATCCTGCTGATAGGATTCTGGCAGTGGCTGTTGGAGAGTCAGGCGAAGAATGATCTTGTTAAACATACTTCCATTCACTGAACCCGATGGCTGGTAGGAACTGTGGTCCAACGCGAAAGAATACATATACACGCCTGGGAGTTCGGGTGTCTGGCCCGTCACATGTCGATACATCTGTTGCAGCGAGAAGAATGGCAGTGGTTTGGTCTGAATCCTCTCCTTTCCATCAAACAGAAGAACGCCGTCGATGACAGCATCGCGTGGATAGACAGACGTTACCTGCTGCTGTCCGGAAGAATACAGCGAGGTATTGACATCGGTGCTACTGATCGAAGACCATGGTGCACGTTTAGGATTCTCCCAGTTCGTATAGTTATCCCATTTGTTCAGAAGAATCTGATCCGACCGCTGTGCAGCAAACACGATGCGAGTCACAAGATTAAACATGGGTAACTCTAAATCTGTATTTCCACCAAACTGCCCTTCTTTGCCCACATAGTTGACCGTCTTGATTAGAAATGTCTGATCGGCTCGTGCGAGTTGATTCATCTCCATTTCCGTCAGATAGATAAAGTTTCCATCGACATAGGGATCCGGAAACCACGTGGTTAACGTCGAGTTGCTTGCAGTTCCATCAAACAGAGGAGGAGACAAGAACAGCCCCATTGGGAAGTTGGTAGGCCGAACTCTCTCTCCGTATGTAGATGTCCCGGGAGTTACATTGACAACCGTATACAGATCACTCAACTGACGAAGGGTGACGTTGATATAGACCTCTGCATTTTGGAGCGATACCAGTGGCAATGCCATTCCCGGATTCTCACAAAACCAAAAGTGGAGAGGAATCACCAACTGACGACTCCGGATCGAGGGTTCGGGGATCTTTGTCTGGGGATCAACTCCGGTCGGTATAGACATAGGCGCAATCGCATGAGGGTATTGCCCGGTCCGATCATATGCATGTGCGGGGTCGTAGATCTCGGGAACGTTTCCAACCATCTGGTCTACAATCTTACGCTTGCGGGG